CAGATGCTCTACCTCCGAAGGTCTTAAGGGCTGCCCCTGCAAGTCGTACTCCAGACACGTCCCATTTTGGAAGTTGGCCTGAATACAACAAGCTAATAAGTTCCCGGTAAGCTTTAGCCCATCCAATCTTGCTGTCGGCGACATGTATAACTGTATCGGTATCATGAAATTCCTCTGCTACTTCTGGTAGTTTAGATACGTATTGACGTTCAACGCTGTAGCCTACGCCTGTACCGCACATAAGTACGTACATCATCTCGTCAAACGCTTTAGGGTGGTCAATAGGTAGGTAGCTACAGTTGAAACCAGCTACGTTGTCACGGTCAAGGGCGTCACCAGCAGTCATTAATGCTCTCATGCTAGGCATAACATCCATGTCGTGAATGTCTTTGAAGATACCGTTAGCTTCTTCGAGTGTTAGCTTACCTTTCTCAATCCAGAAGTTTAGGTATCGGTCGATTGTTTCTTCCCAAGTCTCACGTCGCTGCTGATCTGGTAGGTAACGTGCATAGCGTGACTTGTGTATGTACTGTTGATATGCGTCCATTAATTCATTTCCTTTATTAGTCTTTCAATATACCACTTACACTTACGTAAGTCTTCTACTGGTTTACCTTTGTAATCATATCGCCAAAGATACTTCAGTGCGTTACCCTTGAGATAACCTTTAAACTCTTGCTCAGGCATAGACGCTTTGATTGCTTCGATAGCTTCTATTGCTCCGCTGTTGTAGTGGTCAGGTCGTTCAACGGGGTCAGGTTTTTTTCTGATTGATAGGTTGTTCAACGCTGTCAAGGCATCCCACTCAGCAGGGGTTACTTTGTCAATGCTCATCCGTATTTCCTCCTTAAATAATTCATGCTAACAGGTAGCTCATCAAAGGAACCGTTGTCTACTTCGTTAAGCATCCAAATACCTGACCAGCTTCCGTTTGTTTGAGGGTTTAGATACTCTTCATCGTGGCTGTAGAAGATACCAGCAAACAATCCAGTGATGTTAGTACCGTCTGCCTTACGAGCGTATGCTATGTCACGGTCTTGGACATGTCCCATAATGCACGACATGAACTTCTTTTGCAACATAAGTTTTGCACACGTGACGGGTCTTCCCATGACACCGCTGGTGAAGTAGTGGCAGTAGGCGATACCGTCAACGACGATTGGTTGAAGGAAAGGCACAACCTCCCATCCACCTTTCTCCAGCTTGAAGTCATCATAGCTCATTAGTCCTTCTAGTTTAGCGTCAGATTCTATAGCTCTTTCAATACGCTGCTCATGATTGCCTAACAGGAATACCATACGAGGGTTCCATGTCCTCTTCTTGTTACTGCGAAGACGCTTCTTCTCCTCTCTAATAGGTGCTAGGAAATGTTCCATAGCGTTTAGACCTGCTGTTATGTCACGAGTATACCGTCGTCCCTCAAAGGACTTCTTACCTACGTCATAGCTACTGAGACTTGGCATGTCCCAATGATCCCCCAGATGTATGATAACGTCAGGCTTAGTATCTGCTGCGTATTGTCCAGCCCAGTACATGTGTTCAACACTGTCACCGGGTTTTGATTGAGTATCAGGTATTACTAAATGTCTAGTCATTGCTTTTTACTCCATCCGACAGGACAGGTTTCTGCGGTGTACCATACAAATCCCTGCTTGTCTGCCCATTCTTGCATTGTGTATCTTGTCCCGTCAGCTCTACGTCTTGCTCCGGGCATGGCTGTTCTTGGGTTTTGGAAGACAAAGACCAGCTCCTCCTTCTCGCCAAGGCATCGGCTAACATCGACATACTTCTTCGCTTCCGCTCTATCACGAAACCTCCCTTTAGCTTCGATGTAGATAACTACACCACCACTACGGTAAATAAAATCAGGCTCATAAGTCTTAACCTGAGTGTATGTTAGCTTATCAACATGGTACTCACACCGTTTAAACTTACTATGAAGATCATACTCAAACCAACTGTCATAGCCCTTGGGTATGTTACGTCTCGTTCTCTTCACTTGGTCTTTCCCATGTTTGATTAGGTTCACGACGTAGCCAGAGCAGCCTAGCGTTCTCAATGACACGCTCCTCAGACTCTAACAACTCAACACATTTGTTAAACATCTCTATCTCTGACAATCCTTCAAGGAGTTTCTGAGACTTCTTATCACCGATACCATACACGCCGACAATGTTATCAGCTTTGTCACCCATGATGATTTGACGGTAGAAGAACAGCGTCCCTTCTTTCTCGTTAACAGAAGATAGCGTACGTTTGTTGAAGTTGTAGTGCTTGCACGGTACTTGTTGGAAGTCCTTATCAAGACTAACAATGATGCTGTCAGGATTAGAAGTAGCGTCGATAGCAATCAAGTCATCAGCTTCCTCGTTCTCTGATACAACAGCATTCCATTCTTCGATAAGATACTTACGTATAGCTTGCAAGTGTACAGGCTTTTCCTTGTCCTTACGGTTGCCCTTGTAAGGCGCAGTAACAGCTATGTCGTTACGGAAGTTACCCTTACCTGTTAGGTAGACACGGTAGTCTGGTTCGCCATCTATCTTAACGTATAGATCACTGACCAGATCAGATAAGAAACTGCCCGTAGTATAACAGGCAGTCTTAGCTGACTCATCATTGCACTTGAAAGCACAACGATAAGCTACGATGTCACCATCGATTAGGATCACAACGCTTCCGCTTCGGACAGAGAGTTATCGCTGTACTCAATCAGGTTAGTAACCTTCATCTTAATCATGGAAGGCGACCTACCAGTACCAACAGACCAATCGTAGTAACCAACAACAGCGATTGCTTCTGATCCGTTAGAGATAAGTACATCTTCAGGTATCTCAACACCATCGGCGTCGGTCAAACGCATAGGGTTGTTAGACTTCATGGTGATAAAGAAGCCACGGTCGTCACCTTTGTTGCTAGGTGCAATACCCATTTCTTCAATGGCTTCAATAGCTTTATCGCTAAGGTTGCCAAGCTGCACTTGGTACTTGTTACTAAACTTGTTGAGCTTGTTACGCTCACACCAGTAAACAGTTCCACGTACAGTGATGGGTGGTAGTTTGTTTGCAGACATAATGTTTCTCCTAGTGGGTTTCTGCCCAGTTGTTACCTACTCTATATTCGCCGTCTAAGGGACACCGTAGGTTTAATGTCTCACCGGCGATTCTGATAGCACGTACACCGATACGTCCGACTGTATCTGCGTAGTGCGTTGTTGTCTCTATCTGCCACTCGTCGTGTACGTTGGCAACAAATCTATGTGGTATGTTCTTCAATCTATCTGACAAGTGTATCAAAGCTTGCTTCATAACGATAGCCCCTGCACCTTGTAATAACGTATTCAGTGCGGCGTGTTCTGATCTTACTCTGAGCTTTCGTCCGTCAAGTCCAGCAAGTACGCCTGACTGAGCCTCGATATGTGTATCTCCTCTAACTCTTTCAAGAGACGGCGTGTTAGATAGAAATGTTTCTTTAAGTCTTCTTCCAGTGTAGCTATTTCCTCCAACGATAGCTCCGATCTTAGCATCTCCGGCTCCATACAGAAACGCATAAATGAATGTTTTCGCAAGAGGCCGCGTCTCAAGTCCAGCTGCTCGTTGATTAGCCGTATGTATATCGCCATTGAGGATTTCATTAGTATAGTCTTCGTCATCCATGTAATGAGCTAACATACGTAGCTCTAAACCGCTGGCGTCAATGCCAACTAAACTGTTCCCTTCATCCACGGTCCAGCAACTACGGCATTCAGTACCGAATGGTGCAGACACGGCTGGTACTTGTGCCATGTTAGGACTGAGGTGTGTCATACGTCCTGTCACAGCACCGTTAGTGATAACCCTTCCGTGTACCCTACCATCATCCTTGACAGCCTTAAGCCATGAATCTATCTGCGCTACTCGCTTCTGCAACATCATGTAACGTGCAACTGCTTTGGCTTCGGGTAGATCTATACCGTCAAGTACCTTCTCATCAACGATGATGTTACCTTTCTCTGTCTTCTTTTTAAACGTAACACCAAGACCTTGCAGTCGCTCTGCTATCTGCTTACGTGATCCGGGATTGAAGATAGTGACCTTATCTTTCAGACGCTTACCTGTCTTCTCAGAGATACGTTCCTCAACGATAGGTGGGAAGATACTTTGCAGCTCTGCTTCGATGTTGTTCATCTCAAACATAAGATCCATCATTAGCTTATCAGCGTACTCCGTATCTAACTTAAATCCGTTCCGTTCTTGCTCAGTCACGGCCCAGCCTACACTGTGTTCAAGATCAATAGACTGCTGAGAGAAGTTCTCATTGCGTAGCTGTAGCTCTAACCATTTATGAACCTGTTCAGTCAGCTCAACATCAGCAATACAATACTCGATCATCTCATCGCAGAGTCCACCGTCGTAGTCAGTGAAGTCTAGCTTACCGGTTCCTCCCAGTATCGTTCCCCAGTTCCGAAGTGAATGCCCTCCGTCTTGACTGGGGTTGTAGAGTCTGGACAGGTAGAGAGTGTCCACAACAGAAGACCTAGCAATATGTATGTCCCAAACACTATCGAGAACACGACAATCAAACCCGATGAGGTTGTGTCCGATGACTTTATCTGCTTCATTCAAGACACTCCTCAATGAGTCCGGTGTTGTATGCACTTGTATATCGTTCTTCACCTTCGTAACTGCACACCAGATCGTTGAGTGATCCGTAGTAGTTTCTATATCCAAGTAACAGGTATTCATGGTAAGTCTCATTCAGTTCGTTACGTTCACTGTTGTGGTTAAACTTCTGGTAAGTCTCCGTCAACAGTTCCTGTTCTAATATCCAGCTCCCAATCTTGCTCATGGTATATCATCTCCTCTAAGTCTGCGAGTGTACGTAAATCTTCCCTATCAATCAATACAAAATCGTAGAGACTATGAGCAGAACAGTGAAGACATAAATCTACAAACTCTTGGCTAACAGCGAACCGCCTTGTAGCTTCGTAGCCTGTTAGCTCTACGTCACACGCAATACATCTCACAACAAACTAACCTCTCTGTAATCATCGGGGGTTAATTCAGGAAGCAAAGAAGCGTTTTCTTTCTCGCTTGTCTGCTCTCTTAAACGAAAAAAACCGGCGTATTCAGGATATTTTTTCATGAAAGCTCTAGCATAAAAGGCTCGATAATTATTGTTCAATTTAAATTGAGTCACTCCATCGCCTCCCATGTCTTTTTCCCATCTTATTCTTTCAAAAATAGCATTACTGGAATAATTATTAAACCCTTTGTCCTTCATTTCAAAAGTAAACTTACAAAAAAGATCCCAAACTTCTGAATTCTCTTTGTGAAAAATCTTACAACTCTCTCTCATTTCTTCATGTCTAGTTTTCATAACGGTTTCTCCTCACGTTCATCACGTTGTGTCAATCGTCCAGTAGCTTCATTGTAGAATACCTCACACGCCTTGCCTGTCTTGCCAGTGTACCTGTTCTTCAACACACGCAGCACGGTCGTGTTTCTAACAATGGGATCATCACTCTGACTGTTACGTTCAGCACCGATGACCGCATCAGAGAGCTGTGCAATCGACGCAGAGCCACGTAACATACCAAGTGAAGTAACAGCACCGTCCTCCAACTGCTTCCCTTCAGGGCGTCGTAGGTGGCTTACAAGGAACATACAAATACCCATCTCCTGTACGAACGTCCGCAGCTTAGTCATAATCATATCCAAAGCACGTCGCTCATCACCGTTACTCTGGTCAGACACAAGGATAGAGACGTGATCCAGTACGATATAACGTACGCCTAAGACTTTGACGAAGTATCTCATACGTCCCAGTACATTTTCAATCTCATTACTACCGAAGTGTTCCCACAGATAGACACGGTTTTCATAGTCCATCGTATCGTAAACAAGATCAATGTCTTGGTCGTCATACTCACAGTCGGGTAGGTGTATCGGCTTGTTCAGCTCAAGACCTACCAGTCCACGCATGGTACGCTCAGGTGTCTCCTCAAGAAACATCAAGCCAAGGTTGTCCTCAGACTGCGCCATGATGGACGACACTACCTCACGTAGGAGAGTAGACTTACCCAGTCCTGAACCTGCACAAATAGTAACCAGCTCTGCTGTGCGTATACCATACAGGTGTTTGTTCAGCCCCTCGAATGGGTACTGTACCTTCGCCTTGGTGAGTGGCTTCTTGATTAGATCACGTAGTTCACCTGCACCGACGATACCTTCGGGTGTGTACGGTTGCGCGGACCAGAATACTTTGGTGTACGCTTCCGCTTGATTGTTAACAAGATAATCACACGCATCCTTGTAGCCGTTGACGTGCTTAACAATCCTTGCTTTGTTACCGAACAGATCGGCACATTCCTTTGATGCCTTCTGTCCCGGCTCATCAGCATCGAAGCATATAACAATGTTCTCGAAGCTGTTCAGCCAATCATAAAAAAGGCGACAGTCCTTTGCCGCCGAAGTCGCACCGTTGCGAACGGACACTACTGGAAACTTTGAGCCTGTCATCTGATAAGCCGCTAACGCATCGTACTCGCCTTCAACAAGGGTTACATACTTACCACCCGTAGAAAACAAATGCTGTCCATACAATCCTGCTTGCTTCCAATCACCAACGATACTGAATCGTTTGTCAGGGTTACGAACCTTCGCTGCCACTGGCTTTGTTGGATCATCAGGGTTGTAGTAACCAAAGGTTGTGATGTCTCCCTGCTTCAGGGCTGCGTACTTCTTCGCCGTCGTTCCTGTGATTAAACGGTCGGTGATAGTACGGTACTCCGCTGTGATTAAACGGTGTTCAGTCTGAGTGAATGACGGCTTAGGCTTATCGCTGATAGAACCTAGCTCTCTGACGTTATTAACCCTAGCGGCTGGTGTATACGTATCACATACAAAACACTTGGTCGAGCCGTCTTCGTTATACGCTAACCCATCACTGCTGTCACAGTCAGGACAAGGTTGGTGTGTGTTAGTGAATGTCATGTCTACCAGCTCCCATGTCAGTGTACAGTTCGTCAATCTCACCGTCGTCCATTGCTTCTAACAGTTCAGAAAAGAAACCACCCGCTATGTTTAACGCTTCCGTAATGGTTAACAAGTCTAGCTGCCGTTCAACAATCTCTGAAATCTTTCTCTCTTTAGAGATACTCATAGGATAAATACCTTATAAGTTAATATTAAAATGTTGGTCTTATGTTCTTCTGTACAGATTATAAACATACTATTCGTCGTCACGCAAACATTCTTCCGAAATATATTCAACTATTTCATCATACGTGTTGTCGCTCAGTGTGTTTAGGATGTTAACACCGAAGCATTCCACCCTTGTCAGCTCGATAATATGCTCCTCTGGGTCGTAGTCGTAGTCGATGTCAACATCTACGTACAGTTTTAAGTCTTCTAATCTAGCGCGTCTCATAAAACCTCCGTTGTATGCTTGACAATTCTGTATCGTTTACCATTGTCACGTTTTGTGTGAACGTAGTGCTTCGCTTGTTCAATACAGTCTATTGACCACACCTGCGACCACACGTCGTCGTATAACTCTATGATATATGTTGTATGAATACCAATCATGTGCATGTCTCCTCCTAAATCATGTTGACATATTCGTCGTTGATAATTGTCTGCACGTGTACATAACCTTCAGGCCAGTACGTGTATGACTCCTTAAGTGCCTTCGCTGTTCGGTGTACTGAGGCTTCAAAGTGTTCATGCATTCCCAGCTCTTCTCTATAATACCAGAACGGTATTCGTAACACTGGTTCTGCCGGTCCGTGTTGCTCGTAGTACACCACAATCTCAGCGTCGTTACCAATGGGTCCGTCGTTGCCGAACATCTTTGTATGGTCATTCTCTGGTTGTTTCATGTTCACTCCTTTGCTCCTAAGAATTTATCGAGTTTACCGGACCGCTTGAGCTTTGCAATAGCCCTGCTCTCGATTCGTTTAACATCCGTCTGCGTGATACCCATAGCATCAGCGATCTGCTGCTGAGTCATGAAGTAATCATACTGTTTACCTTTCTTTTTACTTGTCACGCTTTTAAACTCTCCATTGTTTGTTCAGCTCTTTCATACGCCTCTTGTGTCGTGCGTTGCGCTTGCGTCGTCGTCTGTTTCGTGGATCGTTCCAACGTTCGTAAACGCTGAAGATAATAAACCATACAGGGACAAAACTAAACAGAATTAAAATGTCAAGTAGTGTTGGATTCATCGTCGTCTCCCCTCGTCTCTTCCTTTCTCGTAGCCTACAGCGTGGCCTACTATGGCCCCGAATAAAAACAGAATCGTAACCAATGATGCTAATAATATAAAATCCATTAGGATACAACCTCATATGCACTATAAAAGAATATAGACTGTAACACCGTGTCGTCTGACAGACAAACAGCCTTTGGGGACATTGTGTCGTCTTTAAGAGCTTCGCTCATACCCTCTATGTCTACCGTATACACGTCATCAACTAGATTGTCGCGTACGTGGTCCGCTATTGCGTAACGTCCTGAGACAAACTTAAGCCATCCTAGTTCCGCGTCTGTGAGCCTGTACCGCTCCCCGTCGTCTAACTGATAATGGAAATTCTCAAAGTCACCGTCTTGTGAACGTAAGCTGTCGTGTGTGTGTATCATGCTGTCACCTCCTCTACTGAAACAAACCGTGAGTAATGCTCAAGCATCTGCAACAAGTAACCTTGCTCCGCTATCTTATACACCATCTCTCGAAAATCTAACATGCCGTACAGTTCCTCTGCCTGATCTGTCGCGTCATCGAACAAGCGACCATCTCCACGCATAGCGTCAACAATCTCAAAGGCTTTGCAGAAATATGTCTCCACGCCTCTCGTATAGGCTCTCTCATTAAGTAATCTTTCAACATCTCCGCCGTACTTCTCCACCTCATCGAATACCTCTGTGGCGTCTGCAAGTGTGTCGTTATAAAATTGTCCGTATGTATAGTTCATGTCATTTCCCCTCTCGTTTGTGATCTATGGTTATTGTAAGGCTGTCTGTGTACGCTGTGAACGGTAGTGTCATTTCGTATAGCTTTTGAATTGCTGTGTAAAACTCTGATTTAGTCGCGCATTGTATCTCGCTCATGTCTCTAGCTCCTTAGTATCCTAACCATTCAAGAATTTCATTCGAGTAGTAAACCTTTTTATCACCTACCTCGTCAACAAATTCAGCCCAGTCTATGCCATGCGCTAACACTTCCGCCTTAGCTTGCTTTGCTGATACGTCGTACCCTTCCATTGCTTCGTCGTATGTCATTGCGTTGTCTCCGTTACCCTTGATGAGTGAAAAAGTGATAGTCAGCGCCGTAGTCATACCAAACACCAATACCATCTTGTGAGAACATAAAGCGCGAGTGAGTAGGTTTGTTTTGATATGTTGTTTCCATTTCACACCAGACCATACCGTTAAGAATATCCGTTAACTCGCAATCATCTTTTAAACCGTTAATGATAAAATCAAAAGTTTCTATTTGCATTACGTTATCTCCGTTGTTTACCCAAATTTCTTTTAATCTGGTCCATTTGCGTATTCGTACCATCTACCGCGCTTTCCTAACCATAATTGATATTTAAATCCTTCGTTGGTTTCTATTGAAACCGGCTGCCTAGATGTTATGTAATAGTCTGGAGCCTGATAAGGTTTTACCTTTCGATACTCACCGGTATTTATCATTTTAGCTATGGCTCGTTTTTGTGAATGACTTAAGTCCATTGCGTCTTTCTCCGTTGTTTGTGGAGCCGCTTACGCGGCCCGTTGTTGTGCAAATGCTTCTTTTATGTTGTAGCTGTGACCGCTTGGCCAAGTATGTGTCCCGTTCTTTTCAAACTCTTGCCAGCTCTCGAACGTCTCACAAATTCGTTCCGCTCTGTCTCTTAAGATCTGAAACAGATACTCGTTTTCTTTTCTCATGTTCTTAACAAGCTGAACGTATGAAACATTCTCCCAATTGCCTTCGCCGTAGAATAGCTCCGCCGTAACCCTAATTTCCAAATAAGTCATTGACATATCTAATTTCCTTTATCAGTTAGTTGATGTGTACAGATTAGGTGAGAGTATTTGATAAGTCCAATATTAATTATGAATACTGAAATGTAAAACCATTCACGATATGAATATGCTCTGACCTAGTACGATGACGATACAGTGTCAATACTGTTTATCTA